ATGGTTCCGTCGCCGTTGGCAACTACATTGCCTAGCGTCGTAGAAAGTTCAAGTCCTGCTGGGTAAGCATTGCCACCAAGTATAAAGTCAACGGTGCCTATTTCAGTTGAAATAGCATCTACAGTGCTTCCTTCACCCCAACCAAAGTCGCCCCAACCACCACGACTCCAGCCATCAAAGTAAACAGTAGCGTCCCAGACACTGTAGTTTGCAATACCTGTGGCGGAAACCCCAGTTACTTCAACAATGCCCTGTATAATAGCGGTCGAGCTTCCTAACGCTGTTGTGCCCTGTACACCCGTAACAGTAAAGTTATTTACGGTTTGCGTTGTTACCGTTCCTACCGAACCTGTAGCCACGGGTGTAGCTGGGCTGTCGCCCCACCCGTCTGACCCCCAAGGGTCATGACCCCATCCCGTTATAGGAACAATAACGTCTGCCATACTAGGCTATCCGTATAATCGCGTTACTAGCATCCGCCGTTGGGAAAACAATGGTAAAGTCACCCGCAGTTGACGTTTTGTCCGAACCGAAGTCCAAAACAGCAATAGACTTGTCCGACTGAGTGCTGTTATAGATTAACGCGCCACGAGCTGTAATTGTAGCCGTTGACCAGGTGGTGTCGTTAAAGTCAGTGAATGCTGTTGTACCAGAGCTGGTAGGAGCTACGGTTGTCAGCGTGTTACCGCCTGCGGTGTAACCTGTTCCAGACGTTTCGTTGGTAACAGAATACGCTGTTGTAGTCGCATCTAAAGTAGCAGAACTCGTATAAAGCGCGATTTTCATTGTATCCGCTGTTGTACCAGCACGAGCCACTGTAGTGCCAAAGGCGTGAATGCCGTTAAGCATTTCAACCTTAAAAGAAGTACACATTGCCTGTGTAATTGCCATGATGATTACCTCATATTTTGCTAATAATTCGAGCCAAGTCAGCATGGCCCTGTTTTGCTAACTCAGCGCAAATAGTTGTTCTATCTGACCGAATCGCTTCCCGCATATAAAAAACCATTAGGTCTTTTATACGATCCTTGTACACCATCGCTTGCGCTTTGACCATTGGGTCGGCTGTTTCACTAACAGAAATCAACTTCTCCATAGCCCACTCTGCAAGCTCTTCTGGCGTATGCCCACGGTTATTCGTGGTAAATACGTCTACATCAAATGCATTTATTGTTTCGCCTTTTACGCCATCTAACATAAATTATGGTCCTGGTGATTCTGATTTTATTGGTATTCTTATCATGCCATCACGATACTCATCACGACGACGACGCCCCTGTTGCTCAATACCAAGTCCCTGAATTGCCTGTTTATAGCTATTTTCAAAATACTGGATCATCTCAAGAGGTCCCTTGGTGTAACTATACGCCTGAATTAGGCAAGCATACAGTAGCGCCTCTGGCGCGTTTGTGGAGACCCAAGTGCTTGTATTTGTTGCAGATAGCTGTGCTGGACGATAAATATAACCTAGTTGAACAACGAGTGCAGTAGCTGGCGTAGGCGCTATATAAAAATTATCTTCATTCCAAACCCCGTAATACTTTGGTACTCCGGTTTCGGTGTAATCAGGCCAATACTCTTTTAAGAAAGAATTATCCCTAAACTCCAGGAAGGTTTGGTCACCATCTTCAGAGGTCACCATCATATATCGATGGGTCAAGATATCAGAGGGAGCGGGAAGAAAACGGGAGTTAGCCACAAAGTTAGTCGTAGATTCTTTCTTAAAAACGTCTAAATCAATATCTCGAAGAATACGGTTCTCCGCCATTGTGATGAAGTTGTCAATGACCGAAGCAGAGAAGACATTGCTGTCTACCTCCGTATAATTTCGTATATTTGTTACTAATTCATCGTATGTCATGTTTATACCGTATTGACTAGGTAGCCCATTCCACTATGCACCGAACAATATGTATATAGGTTAGGTGCGCCTATGGCAACTTCTATTTGCGTATAGGCTCCAGCACTGCCTGGAACCCCATTATAGGTCACGCCCGTCGTATACTCTACGCCCCCGCCATGGGTGCCATCAGGTGTAGTAGAAAACCTTAACGGATGCCCAGTATTACTAACGTCCGACTGATCATACCGATAAGCCTGTCCTTCATAAATAGTTCTTCCAAGATAACCAGGCTGTGAGCCGTCTTGATAATAGACATTCCCGCCTCCTGGATTACTAACCGTTATATTGTAGGTCGCCGCTATACTTACAGCATTAACCGTCACTGTTCCAACAGTTACTGTGGCAGACATTCCTGTAAGCGTAACGGTTACATTACTTGCTATTACAGTTGATACATTTACGTTTCCGATGTCTCCTACCCCTTCAACCGCTATAGATGCTGGAGCAGGTTGCATGGAGTCAGGCACTGTCTCAAAAGGAGTATCGCCCCCAGTATTATTCACAACTACTGTAAGAGGCTCTGTCCTATCGGGTCTTGGGTCTGCTAGTGCTATTGCATCCCCTCTATACCTTAATGGTTCAATCTGTGGTTCTTTTGGCTCATAGTCTTCTGGGCAGACCATAAACCCACGCCAATTCTTTTTTAAATCACGGTAAGAATATCGTTGTCCACAATAATCGCAGATTCCATATGAAAACTTACCTGTCGCTGTAGCCATTACGCACCTACTTGCGGTACAACATTGAAACTAGCAGTATCCCTATCTTCTTCCGCCGCACGTTTAAAGTCTTCTTCATAAATCTGCTTTAACGGACCTGTTCTATCTGGCGAATACTTCATTGAAATCATATAAGCCAGCCCAGAGGCTAAACAAGGCAAGAACCTAAAGTTCACATCGCTTGTATTAGTGTAACCCCCAGCATCGTCCATGCGCCTAATTCGATAGTAAAGTAGCGTATAGTCTTTGTCCGCTGACGGATACAGGTAAACAGTCGGGGTGTTGCTTCTTTCCACGTAATACTGGGAAGGCCTCGCTTGAGTCAACTTGTTAGGAAGATTCAGGTATTCCGCCCTGCCAATCCGATCAATGCTGATATCCTGTTGTTGACCGTTAATTGTCTGGCGAATCACCGCCGACAAGACATTTACAGTATCTGTTCCAACCGCAACGCTACCATCACCCTGGGACAATGGCTGTGTGGCCTGCTCTACGGTCCACAGGTTCAATCCCCTGTTTGCCCAGTCTAAGAACAAAAGGTTCAAAGAACGTCGCGCAGAGGTGAGCTGATAGCCCTCTGTAACCTGCATGCCACATCTTTCGAAGGCTTCTTCGATTAAGTCGTCAATAGACAGGTTAAAATCTGTAGTTCCTGAAGTCGCCATTATTTACAGCCTGCGTAGCCACCTTTTTTGTATTTTTTCATCATTCCGCCACCCATTTTTTTAACGGGCTTTGCCATGCCACCGTCTTTCATCATGACAGCTACCTTCGTAGAAGGCTTTGAAGTCATCTTGTTGCGAGCACCAGAACTTACACATCCACCGCCTTTGGTAGCGGCTCCCATTCCACGTCCAGCCATTTTACTTACCTCGTTGAGTTTTCATCTGTGCAGTTTTTGACAACTGCGTAAATTTAAACAATTTTTTAGAGTTCTTACCCATTCTCGCTCCTGACATGACAGTACCGTCTGAGTGCGTGTGGGTGCTTCCCTTATGTTCCGTGCCATTGCGTAAAAAATACTTCATTTCTTTCGATGCCTTCTTGTCTTGTTAGCCACTTTTTTTGGCTGTTTAGACACTTGCTTACCCTTTGCAGTATCCGCCCTTTTCTTTCGAGTAGTTGCGGCGTACTCCTTACTGCTAAGAGCCTTTATAGCCTTTTCGGGCAGATATCGCTCTCCTGTGGCTTTTGGACCCTGCGTCGATGGTTTACCACTTTTGGTACGCCATTTCTGCTCGGTCCACTTCTTCAAAGACTGCTGTGGCTTTTTAAGTCCTGGTGTTCTTTTTCTTGGATTAGGCATTATGTTTTATACCCGCCACCTTTAGCTTTGTACTGCTTTGCCAACATCTGGGCTTTCCTAGCAGACCACTGTCCTGGTTTTCCGCCTTTACCCCCAGACTTTATCTGAGAAAACAACTGCTTGCGCAGTGATGGCTTGGTATAGTTACCTGCCTCGTTTACCCTAGATTTAGCCTTTGCTGGGGCTTTTTTAGCCCTAGGCATTTAACACCTCCAACGCTTTCTGGCCTGTCGTAACCTACTGTTTGGATCTTTCGCCGCCTTAGGGAACTGTTTCATCTGTCCCGCTGATCTAGCACAGAACGATTTACGTCGTTTTGCCCTAGATTTAGACGGCGATTTTTCCGTTACAGCCGTTTGCAACTTACTGCCTGGGTTGGCTTTCCGATAGGCTTTTACACCTTTTTTCGTCATGCCTGCCCCTTTTTTCGTAGCGCGAAAATTTCCAGACTTCACAGAAGTCTTTATTCCCATGTCTTTGCGCTTCGGCTTAGTTGCCATGTTACTGAGCCGCTCCTCCTTCGAAGAACAAGGTAACACTGGTTACGTTGACACTAGCGACGTCAATGAAAATTCCATTTTCAAACAGTATCCCTGCATCTGGGATAAACAAGTCTTGCGCGCCCGCAACGGCAGGGGTGGTAATTGTCAGCTTTGATGTACCGCCCGATGTACTGCCGTCTTTTAAGGAAAAAGAAGACCCTGTTGCTGTGTTTGTAAAATAAACACCTAACAATCTGCAACGGCCTAATACCGCAGAAGCATCAGCGGCCTTAGTGACCGTTTGGATATTACTACTGCTCATTGGTATCTCCTATTAAGTCAGTGCGGCACCTACAGCAGTCACCCACGCCGCGCCAGTGCTGATAACCAAACAATATTCGTTATCGCCAGCGCCATTGTCACTTATCAAACGAACCTGACCCGCATTACCGGCGGCGGCAGTAGGTAAGTCACTTGTGGTTATTGCGGTTAATTTTACAAAGTTGGTAACAGTAACGTCGCCTGTGA